AATCTCATTGAGGCGCATGACATAATAGCATCAATGATTATCGAAACTCTTCGTCTGGAATTACCTTATAAAGATATGTTGAAAAATTTCCTTGATAAAACTTCATTCGATGAAACAGTGGACGAATACGAAACAGAACTAAACACACCTTTTAAATCTGACTTGTTATTGGATACACCCGACGAATCCAAAGACTCTTCAACTTCAACTTCAACAGATGACGAGGTATGTGAAGTCAAATCAACAGATGACGAGGTATGTGAAGTCAAATCACCAGAAGCTTCAAAGGAGTTGATTCCGGTTATCGAAGATACTCATTCCGACCAGGATTCGAGTCTTGAAACCGTTGTAGATGTTTGTGACGAAATTGTTTTACCAAACGGTATTCACGTAGACAATGACGAGATCACCCCACTGGAGGCGGACGTAGACCCGTCGGTCTTCAAGGAGACCGAGAGCGATCCACTGGAGGCGGACGTAGACCCGACGGTCTTCAAGGCAACCGAGATCGACCCGCTGGAGGCGGACGTAGACCATATGGTGTTCAAGGAGACCGAGAGCGATCCACTGGAAGCGGACGTAGACCCGGTTGTGTTCAAGGAGACCGTGAGCGACCCGCTGGAGGCGGACGTAGACCCGGTTGTGTTCAAGGAGACCGTGAGCGACCCGCTGGAGGCGGACGTAGTCCCGGTGGTGTTCAAGGGGACCGAGAGCGAACCACTGGATGCGGACGTAGACCCGGTGGTGTTCAAGGCAACCGAGATCGAACCGCTGGAGGCGGACGTAGTCCCGGTGGTGTTCAAGGAGACCGTGAGCGATCCGCTGGAGGCGGACGTAGTCCCGGTGGTGTTCAAGGGGACCGAGAGCGAACCACTGGATGCGGACGACGAAGATACACACACTATCCATGAAAAAGTTTGTCTAGAGTCTGAAGAAGATTCACAAGCCCACGAAGATTCACCAATCGAAGACACGAAAGAAGCAGTTGCCACCACGAACACGAAAACGGTTGAAATTCCTTCCAAAAAGAAACTATACAAAAATTCAGAAAAAATAAAAAAACTTCTCGGCATAGACATATCCAACAATAAACTGGAATCGAAATACACTAAAGATCAACTTAAAAAATACCTTTTACTAAAATCGCAAAATTAATCCGGTTACGTTCTTAAGACAACATATTAAATATTCACGTAGAATAAATGGAATACGCTGGTATATTGATTGCGTTAGTCATTGCTGTATGTGTGACGTCCTATTTACAATTTTCGAAACAAAAAGATTCAAAATTGGATAACAAACCAGACCATTACCAATCTATAATTATATTCGTCATCGTGTTCTTGGTTTCATACATGATGTTCATTTTGATCACAGATACCAAGGACAACACTAACGTGTATAATAATATCAAAATAGGAGACCCTCCGTTTTGATGTTTCTTAAAATAATGTTTTGTGCTAGTAACAATGAAATTGGAATTACGTAAATTTGATATTTCTACGATAACCGATGATAAAGTTGTGGTCATGATCGGAAAAAGAAATACCGGAAAGTCTTTTTTGATAAAAGACCTATTGTTCTACAATAACTCTTTTCAAGTAGGTACTGTCATTTCTGGGACAGAAGCCGCAAACGGATTCTTCGGTGAATTCGTGCCGAAAATGTTCATTCACGATGAATATCGTTCATCGATTGTAGATAATGTTGTTAAACGTCAACAAACACTATTAAAAAATATAAACATGGAGGTGAGCAAATACGGATCTTCTCAAATTGATCCCAGAGCATTTTTGATACTGGACGACTGTTTATACGATTCTTCCTGGACAAAAGAAAAGAACGTTCGCGCGCTATTCATGAACGGACGTCATCTCAAAATGTTTTTTGTAATTTCTATGCAGTATCCATTAGGGATTCCTCCAAATTTACGGACGAATATAGATTATATATTCATACTTCGTGAAAATATCGTCGCAAATAGAAAACGTATATACGACAACTATGCTGGAATGTTTCAAAATTTTGAAATATTCTGTCAAGTCATGGATCAATGTACCGAAAACTACGAATGTTTAGTGATAGACAATACGACAAAGAGTAACAAACTCGAAGACAATGTCTTTTGGTACAAAGCAGAAACACACACTCCATTCTCTCTCTGTAACCGACAGTTTTGGGAGTTGAGCAAACGAATGGGGAATGACGAAGACAAAGAAGAAGAATATGATCCATCTTTATTTAGGAAAAAAAGACCTACAATCAATGTGAAGAAGAGGAGTTCGTCGTGACTCAATTGGATGTATCCATTTTACTAACTAATACAATCCTAACCCTCTATGGGAATACGATTCGTCAAATATGGACTGATACAACGGTTCTTTCGTTCCCGCAATGTATACATCGTCATACATCGCCCTCGGTACAAATTTGTAAATTATTTTTTTATCGTTTTTGTGCTTATCAATCTCCTCCCTATACGTTCCGTCTAGAATCATGATTACTCCAATCATGAAAATAATAAAAATAATACTTTTCATTCTTTATAAATTTACATACTTTTTTTCATAGAAGTTACGTAAGAACGCCAACAAAACATATATATTGTTCCTTAAGTTCATTTTTCTTTCATTTGAAATTCGCTTTATGCCTCTTTCACATGGTCCTTATTCGCTAACCAATGGTCTTCTGATTTTTCATCAATTCCAACCATTGTCTCCACATCATCCATGTCTTCCTCGATGATGGTTTCGTTCTTGGTCTTCAATTCTACGTTTCCCTCCTCAATCTTCTTCATAAGGTCACTTTTACGTTCGTTGAAGAGAGCATTCTTGTTTTCTGAATTCTCAACATAGTTTTTCATCAGAGTGTTCAGTTCAGTCTCCGCAAACTCTTGGTCACCCACTTGGTCGGGATTAGGATTCCAAGGAACCCAGCATCCAACCTCTGCAATATAGATACTGAACTTTTCATCGTCATTTTTTCGAAGAACATCTGCACGATGCTTCGCTTCTTCAAGTGTATCATACGTACCTCGAATCTTCAATCCACGTACATTTGTCTGGAAATCATTCTCGGCACCAAACTCTTCGTCCAACTTTTCCACTGAATTTGAAACGAACGATGTGAAATTGGAGTGAATCTCTTTAGGTTCAAAATAAACACAATGGGCCTCTTTGAAAATACGTATCTGTTCAGATTTGTCTGGGTAATGTTCCTCGACTTCATCGAACAATTGTGTGAGCGACTTCGAAAAACTCTCTAGGAACTTTTCAAAATAAAACACGTCTTTCTTTTTTAGAATGGTCTCGGGTGACAAGAACGACACGCACGTGAAGTTTTGTCCACGGATTTTCTGATCGTTATCCAAAAAGTCCTTTTCGCTGGTTGAAATCATCTTGTAACCTATCTACTGAATTATTTTTAAGTAAATGTCGAAATAAAAAATATCCATATAAATAAATATAATGCAACATTCATTTGATTTCATGGAAGTGTTCATCCGTGTGCTCAAATACATCATGGAAGGATTGGTCGTCTCAACTGCCGCATTCCTTCTACCAAACAAGAAGATGACGTTCGAAGACGTTGCTTTAATCGGATTCATCGCTGCGGCGACGTTCAGTTTGTTGGATTTGTTCAGCCCAAGCCTAGGTGTAAGTGCCAGATCTGGTGCTGGTCTAGGTATAGGTGCCAACCTGGTAGGTTTCCCCTCTCCCGGAAACGTGCCAGTGCTCCCAAGCGCCTAAATACTTCGTATGAATTTCCAATTCAAATCGATACAAATCTTTTTCCAGATTTCTTCTTGCTGGTGTAATTTTTCTCTACTTTTCAACAAAGGAAAATGTTTCAAATATTCTGGCTTGTCTAAGATCTGAATAAACTTATGAATCACATAGGAATACGATAAAAAGTTCTTACGTATCAATGGTGAGTGTTTTAAGAATGGGACTTGGATTTCCTTGAACATGTTCCGTAACTTTTCCTCCAATTCGGGCGTTAAATTTGGATTTGGTATACCAGTAATTCGATTAAGAATATATGGAATATGTTCGTAATATTTGTTAATCTTCAGCTTTTTCAAGATTTCTTTCACCTTTTTGCTCGTGAGTTCTTTGGTATTGTAAATTCTTTGCTTTTTGAGTTCGAGCATGATTTGATCAAACACTTCTTCCGGAATATCTGTTGTTTCTTTTCCTTGGATTTGATTCAACCATTCCTGATAGTGGTTGATGCGCTTGTACGAGAAATAACTGATTTCTTTAGGAGGGTCTTTGTAGGATGGTTTCTCATTGTCAGTCAACAAATGGTATACCGCAAAACAATCATTACAATATGCTATACTATCATTGTGTAAAAAGGTTTTCGAGGTCGAAGAACAATGCTCACAATTGGCTGCTAGAATGTTATTAATATTGTCATTGATGTAATTCGAATCCGTTAATGAAAGATATTTGTCCAACAAT